ATTTCTTAAGGGCAGTTTAGTATATCTGACATAATATACCTTAAAGATGTCAAGTGTAGTAAGCAATACGCTTGACATACTACTAAATATATGCTAAACTGCCCTTAAGAAATGAGGTAAAAATCTAGTGATACAAGCGGCGGTAATAATGCCAAGAAAAAATCAATTGCGGGACATTCTCAATAGTAGGGGCATGACCATTTACGCCCTGGCAAAGCAGATACAGATGCCCCACCATAACGTGAAAAAGATTGTGAACGCTCCGACCATTCCCGATGGTGTTCAGTACAAGACATTGCTGAGCATCAGCGAAGCCCTGGGGATCACTATCGGGGAAATGGAAACAAAAGAGGAATAATCTAATTAAAAACCGCGACGCGCCCGTGTGTCACCACGAACGCGCCGCTAACCAACACGAAAGGGTACTTTCATGTCAGCTAAAAGTATTTTAGTTCAAAACCTACAAATTGACAACGGCGAAATCGTCTTGCGTCTGACCGAAGCCGACGCCGCCCTTCTCTTCCAGGCTTGCGAACGGGCCGAAGAGAACACCATCGAACTCGCAGAGCGCAACCTGGCTACCGCTTTCCGGGGATGGGCCGGCCTGTTCAAAGCGGCGGCTTTGGCCGTCACGTGTCAGGGGTATATGTTGGACAATTATCAGGAAAAGGCGAGAGAGAAGGCGCGCCATTTATTGAAACAATAGTCACTGATGGACAAGGACCAGCAAAAGGCCATTAACTCCATGGCCTATCACCAACAGATCAGGAAAATTGTTTTAGAGAATAGCGATAGCGCCTGGGAAGGTGATAATCTTTCCCTTGATTTCAAACTTGATACGGTTGCCGACGCCAAGCGCAACCTCAAGATGATACCGCTTATAAAAAAACGACTGGCGCTAGTCAAAAAGCAAACCGCTCTTGAAGCTCGGTACTTTAGTATATCTTATTACGAGATTGATTTTTTGATTGATAGTATTATGATTGGTTTGGATCAAGCCACGCTCGACATTCAAGAGTGGCTTTTGAAAAACGGCTAGCCCCCACCCCCGCCGGCGCTGAACGTCGGACGAAGTGGCCCGGAAGGCCAATTCCGAGGATTAAAATTGCACCTTTATGAAAAACCCAAAAGCTTGCCTCGTATGCCTGAAAAAAAGAACCGAATTTCATCAACACCATGTCGTTTCTCGCTCCGATAGGGGTTCGGATGATCCCATTAATAAGCTCGAAATCTGCGCGAGTTGTCACTCTTTGATCTCGTTCGGAGACACAGAGGATAGGGTTCCCCGAGAGATGTACTGCATCTGCTACCAGATGGCAAAACACGGGTTGTCTTTTTTACTAAAATCAAATGCAGCCTTCTTTTCACCCTGGAAGGAATCTCTTAATCAGCACGGCGAAACGCAGAGCGCCAGCGAGTACGATAAATTACTAAAGGAGTGCGCGGGTATATTGTGTAAAAGGTACCGCCAAATAATCAATCAGGAGATCAAAGGTGAATTCTCCCTATTTCAGCCCTTAAGCGAAATCGGATGAAGCCCGAAACGTTCCTTTGCTATATCAGGAAGTCTATCTTTGACGACGACGAGACCAGCCCCGACCGCTACAGCCCCGCCCGGCAGCGCGCCGCCATCGAACGGTCGTGCCCCCGCGATTGCGCCCTGGAATGGTACGAAGACCTCAATATATCCGGCCGGCATGAAGCAGACCGGCCTCATTGGCAGCGGTTACTCAATGATCTAAGCAGGCCCGATGTTGCGGGCATCATCGTCGAAAGTTACGACCGATCCCATCGCAACGTCAAAGAATTCTTAACGTTCTACGATAACCATCTGGCCCCACGCGGGCTGCGCCTCATCAGCGCCACCCAAAACATTGACCTCTCAACCGCCGATGGGCGCGCGATGGCGTCGGTTATAATGGCCTTCGCCGAGATGGAAAGCCGCAAGGCTGGCGAGCGCATGGCCGCCACGATTCGCTACAAAGTTGAGGGTGAGGGCAGGCATTGGGGCGCAACGCCCTTCGGCTGCTCCCGCGATCCTCAAACCAAGCACCTGGTCCCCTCCACCGGCTTTTACTGGTACAATCCAACCACCCGCGAGGCCCGGCCCGACGATGCCGAAATGCCCCCGCCCTGGGAAAAACGCTATTTTCACGACAGCCTGCGCGCCATTTTTGATTATTACAGTGCCGGCAGCTATAGCGTCGCCGAGACCGGCCACGCGCTCAACCTGGCGGGCTGGCTCCATTGGAAGCAAGACTGCAAAACCCCAAAGCCCTTCAACCGCCAGACCGTCCACAGCGTTGTCCGCCATTGGCAATTGTACGCGGGCGATCTACCCCCGTCGCCGACGACCCCGATCAAGCAGCACCGCAATCGGCCCATCTTGCCGGGCGGCCACGAGCCAATACTGCCGGTCGAGTTGTGCGAGCGCGTGGGCATCGTTTTTCAGGCGCGGCATCTGGCCCGGCGCGCCAGCGGGCCCCCTGGGTCACCCTATCATCAATACCTCTTATCGGGCCTGCTCTACTGCGGCCGCTGTGGCCAGGCAATGAGTGGCCAGGGCGCGCAGCGCGGGCGATATCACTACTATCGCCATCAATACAGCAAGGGGAGTTGCCCTGAGCGGATGGTGCCGGCGGCGGATCTGGAAGGTCAAATGATGGAGATCATTCAGGAGGTATTGAGGGCAGAGCCGCTCTTTCGCCAGGTCGCCGACAAATTGCGGAGCGCGTTGCTCGCCAGCGACGACGACAGCGGCCAGGCCGAGTTGCAGCGACGGCGCGAGGAGCATGAGCGGTTGATTGATTTGCACATATCGGGCGCGATTACCCGGCCCGAATTCGACCGCCGCGACGGGCCGCTGCGGGCGGAGATCGAGCGGCTGGAAAGGACAATGGCGACGCCGGATGACGCCGCCGAGGTAGACGCGCTGATCGATGAAATTATGGGCTGCCTGGGGCAATTAACAGAAGCCGATCCGTATCAGCAAAAGGCGCTGCTCAGGGCCTTTATCCGGCGGATCAAGATCGTCGACGGCCAGATCGCGGCCATCATTGCCGAGCCGTGGGCCGAGGCGCTGTTTAGGTCGTTGGCATCGGCTGAGGCGAAGTCCGAAGGACGTGTCACATTTGATATGTTTGTAATCTTGGGTTGATCCTCATAGCAATTCGCGCTTAATCAAAAATACCACTGCCTCAACCACGAATTTAATCACCTCGCGCAATTGGAGGAGGCTCATCGCATCAATCTGCGTTCCACGCTGGGTAGCGGTCAAACGAACAAATGTCACCGCTGCCGGGTGGTCGGCGAACCACTGACGGGCAATGGGGTGGGCCTGCCGGATTTCCTCGTATATCGCCTCAATTGCTGCCGGGTCGTAAGCGTCCATAATTGCCTGGGCCTGGGCAATCTGCTGTGTGGTTGCTCCTTCTACTAATTGAAATGTTCCATCCGCATAAATGCTCACCACCGGCAAGCCGACCTCGATAAATTGGAAATGGACATATTGAACGTCAATCATTTTTTTACCTCGCTAACAGCCTGTGAAGCCCCCCGTCTTTTAAGCGGCGGAGTAGTCACATCGGCACATCCACCAACATCGACACCCGCTCGTAAGTGGCCCCGCTGCCATACTCCACACCCCCGAAATAATTATAGCCCGCCTGGGCACTAAATGTGTCAGCCAACCCCACGTCGGCGATATTGTTCCATTGTTCACTTTTGGCCCCGCCTGGACCGGCAACGCTATTGATATTAAAACCGACGTTTCCGCCCGCCACCTGAAGCACCGCCCGGTTGTTCGCAATTACGTTCCTGGCTAACCAGGATACAAATGCTACCTGACCCGTTCCGATGGTGGTGTTATTATTCCAGGCCCTCCACGCAGCCGTGACATAGGTGTGGCTGGCAATGTAGAGCAGAGCCAACTGCCAGTTGGTGGCATTATAGACGTTGGAGACAAAACAACGGCTATAGCTCATTTCGCATTGGCCCGTTGTGCCGGTCGTGCGAATCGTACCCAGGAAACGCCGGGTGGTTGCACCGGATTTAACCAATACGCCATCCTGGTAGGCCAGGGCCGTGGCTCGTGTGGCGTCATCAGTCCACTCTGTTCGCTCCAGGGCGAGCGTCCCGGCGTTGTCGTAGATAAAAATGTCACTGTTTTTATCAGCCGTGAAGCCAGAGAGCGAAAGGGACAATTCAGTAAAGATGTAGATTGTCCAGCGCGTGCCATCGTAGAGCGAGATACGATTGCCCAGGTAAGGAGAAAAATAGATGGTTGTTGCGGCGAGAACCAATGTAGGGGCTGGCGTTCCGGTTGCCAGGGTCAGCCGGCCATCACAAACGCCATTGGCCGGCAAATCACTAATGAATGGCCCAATGACCGTCTGGTCGTCCTTCATTATGTGAAGGCCAGTAGGTAGGAAATAAAGGTACCAATCGCCTGTACCGGGGTAAGTGCCGGGACTGCTCCCCAGTTCCCGCCAAATTTCATAGGGAGTTGCTCCCTTCACATAATGCTGGCCATCGGTAGTGACCAGCGACCCTCGGAGATTCAGCCCGTTAGAGGGAAAGGAGGTCCCCTGGGCGCTTGTGGCTACACATTGTATTCGTGCTGAGGTGATCATCTCCAGAGTGGGAGCAACATCGCAGTTGTAGAGCCAGAGGACAGCCGCAAAGGAGGAAGACGCCACAACACCTCTGGTATTAGCCCCACCCGAGGCATCCGACTGGCAGCTACGCAGGGTATTCGTGTAAGCCGCTGCCGGATTGTGCAACACCGCAATGGTCTCGCCGCCAGCCCCGGCATTAATGATTTTGAAATAGCAATTGACAGCCTCGTTCCCGTCCGTCGCTATGAGTAGGGCGCGACGGTCTGAAGTAGAATTACAATCATTAAACAGAGTCAGGTTCGCCAGGTAGTTCGTGCCTCCCAGGGTAAGCACTTGCTGGCCACTGGTTGTTTTGAGAATGGTTTGCGCTCGATTTCCGCCTACGAGCGAGACTCCGGCCGGCAGAGTCTCGGCATCGCAGACGAACTCACCCACCCCGACATAAATAGTATTGCCACTGACCGCAGCAGCAATCGCCGCCGCCGCCGTATCATACTCGGTTGCGCCAATTTTGAGCTTATCCGGCGCAGGCCAGATCCCGCTGCCTCCCGCCGCCTCAGTGGCCACCTCCTCAATAGCCGCCTGCACATCGGTTGCAGCAATCGTCCCGGCGGGAACGAATGAAATAGCCGAGGCATCGTGAGCGTCTGCCGTATCTCCCATGTGAGCGTCCACGGCTGCCGTTACCTCGCTATCCCGCGCTATCGTGGCGGGTATATCGGCATC